TAGCTCAAGAATATATTTGAACTCTTCTCTAATTTTCTTTTTGATACCATCACTGGCATTCAGATTAGACAATTCAATCTGAACAGGACTATCATTGGTATCTGAAACGATTGCTTCATTTACAATATCTTCGATGGCACTATCACACTCAGGATAGAGTGCCATCGAACGATACCTACGAATAAGATCGTTTTCTGTTTTATATGTACCTTCAATATCTACATAAGAACCAAAAAACCCCGAACTGACATAGTGTTCAGAACCATCCTCATTGGAGGGAGGAACTGGAGACACTATGCCAGGCGAGGTCTTTTCGTTATCTTCAATAGAAAAACCAAACAATCTGGCCATTATGATTAATACTAGACTTCTGTTCTAGTATTTATCACTGAATCAGAGTTTCACCTACGGCACCAGTGTTGGACTCAAGAGAGTTACCAATAGTGAAGTATTGAACACTGAAGGTCACAGTGAACTCTTCGGTTGCGTTGGTTGAATCGTAACTCAGTGCAATTTCACTGATGTTGTTGGGCCAAATATCAAAGAACTTGTAAGTTCTGAGGACAGAATGCTCATCACCTATATTTGTGGTAGAGAATTTCTCTCTACCTCTACCAAGTTGTTGAACATATGCATCTGTCATGTAAGAAGTTGGGTTGGTAACACCAGTGTTATCATCCAACTTACTGAGAGCATTTGACCAAATTTCAAATGCAGTTCTGAGTCTGAAATCCTCATCATTGATGACTGTTACAGTCCAATCAGCGAATGTCTTATCACCAGCAACTTTCAGATTTCTACCTCTGAAAGGAACATTGATAGCTGCAACGGTGGAAGCTGGAAGGTTAGCAGCTTTACATAGAAACTTGAAAGTTCCATTCTCACCGTTGTCACCTGAGTTCCAAGCGTCGGATACTGATGAAGGGAATGAAGGAATTGATACTTCAAACAGATTGGGGCGGGCTGCACCACCCGCCAATTTTGATTTAAATTGAGAAATGGTTTTTGCTTCAGCCATTTTTTTAGTACTCCTTTGTTAGATGGTTATTTAAATAATGATCAGCCACGACCAGCAACTTCAGAGAACTGAACACCAGTTCTTGTAGCAATAAATGTGAGGGTCACATAGTTAATTGATTTGGTTGGCTTCAGGTAGATGTCTGCCCTAAACTCATTATTATCAATTACATCAGGAGTATTGTTGGTCTCATCACAAACGACCAGGAAGTCATAAACACCTCTCTTGGCCTGAACATCTCTCAGGTAAGGTTCAACTATGTTAACAAAGTTGGATCTTGTGTTAGTGTCGTTGAGTTCAAAGAGTTGTGCATTTGCTGCACCCTCAAGAGCCTGTTCAACTGTGAGGAACAGTCTTCTTACGTTAATTCTATCGAATGCGGAAGCGTAAGAAAGTGCAGTCTTATCTCCGTATAAGATAATTCCAGTACCTTTTTGATTGATAATGGAATTAATTCTTGCAGGATAAAGAATGTCTCTCTGAGCCTTAGTTGGATTGTAAGCCAACTTAATAGCATTGTTCAAAGTACCTCTTTGAGTACCAGCTGGTGAGAACCAAGGATAAGCAACAAGGTTTGTACGAGTCATCAGACCAGCAACGTCTCCGTTACATGGAATATATCTGAACTCATTATTAAATCTATCATAAGTGTACTTGTAACCACTATCAAATACTGCATATGATGAAGAGGTAAGTGGTGAGAAGAACTTCAGGAGATTGTTGGTTGCTGTTGTTGCATTAGTAACATTTACAACATTAGCTCTGTGTGGTGAGACAGTAGCAACACAATCTTTTCTTGCTTCTGCAATAGAAATAACTTTATTTGCTTTAGCTTGTGATTGAGACTCATCAGTCAATCCAGGACCCATGATGATATAATCTACTTCAAGTTCGTCCTTATTCGAAAACAAATCATATGCAGTATTCAAATCACCAAGTGTGGCTTCCATTCCACCATTTGCTGAGTAGTCAACCCCACCACCAAACAGATAACTTACATTTCCGATAGAACTAAAGGTAACACCTTGCGCTTCTTGACCCCAAAGACCAGCACCCTCAGTAACTGGAGTAAATGATGCTGAGAAACCAGATGAAAGTGGTTGTGTTCCCCAGTAAGCATCGGTTCCTTGTGAAGGGTTCTTACCTGCATAAACATACACTGAATTGTCAGCAATATAATTCTTATAGTAAGTCTTTGTTGGTGCATCACCATCAGCAGTTGCGTCAGAAGCCTTAGAAAGACTCAAGAACTTCTCAAGGATATTACCTTGAACACCACTTACTGAGCCAGTATCATCAACAACTACAACGTGGATACCATCGTTAGAACCATTTCTGGAACTTGAGTAGTTACCTGTTACAGGTCTTGGTGCCAGTGACTTCCAATATACCGTAGAATTGGTTAATCCAAGGGTTTGTTGGTCGTACCAATCAACAGCCGTTGTGGCTTCTTGTGTAGAACCTGTAGTAATGCCACTATTATTCACAAAGGAAATGGTATCATATACTTCAACAGAAGCTGCTGGATTACTTTGTTGATAAGTAATACTTGTTTCTGTACCTGCGGAAGAAACTCTTGATGTGATTTTAACATCAATTGTACTATTACCACTAGATGTATCTGTGGTAACACCAGTGATAATTCCTTTGAGATAACCAGTAAAGGTTGAAGTTGAACCTGCTCCAGGAATAACAACACCATCTAGAGAAACGGTAATACCAAAACCGACCTTTCCTCCAGATGCTGCAACATCTGTAGTATTAATTCCAATCGTTTGGTCTGCAGCGTTATCGATAACACAAACTCTCAGATTATCGGCCCACTTACCAGGGTTCTTAGCTGAATAAGTGAATGATGTATCACTTGTGTGATTTGCTTGATAATCTTCGTAATTGTCAATTCTAAGGGAGTTAGTTGAATCTTGTCCAACTCCTGCATTTGAGTTATTAAGAGTGGATCCACCAACTCTTGCAACTTTAAGTACACCACCGTATGAAAGGTATGAGGATGCGGTCATCCAGTACTCATACTGTCTATCAGTAGAGAGTGGTTTACCGAAAGTTTCAATCAGTTCTTGTTCTGTTGAAATATCAATAGCTTCGTTTACAGGTCCGATTGAAAAGGGACCAGCAATTGCACCGATATTATCGAGAACATTATCAGCTCTCCCTACGGTTAAATCAACTTCTCTGACCAATAAGCCAGGAGATAATTGAGGAGTCGCCATTTTTTTCTCCGTGATCTCAGTTTATCTGAAAATATTTATGAAAATGGGTGTTTTCAGTGGGGAAACGAGACGTGAACATTACCAGTCTGGATAGATGTCTGGTCCGAATCTAGGGACAGGATCGTATGGTATGTCTGGTTTATCTTTACTCTTTTTCCTAGACTCCATCACTCTTTTGATGGTACAGTCTTTACATTCATAAGAATACGATGATGCAACGGGTCCTCTATCTCTCCTAGTTCTATAAAACCCTTCTATTAGATTTTTTATTTCGCCACAAGTTCTACACTTCCTATCATTCAGAAGTAAGTGACCAAGTTTAATCTGACCATCTAAATCCATCAGTAATTCCAGAGTTCCCAACCACCTGCAGTGTTACCATACTCATCCATCTGATGAGTATACCATCTGTCTCCATCTTCATCTACAAAGTTATCACTACCCAAACCATCATCCAGGAAACCGAATGGTGCCATGTCCTGTTCAATCTGGTTCTTCTGTTCTTCATACAATCTCTTCCTGACATCCTGGTCAGTCAGTTCTTTGAAGTAGTCTTGTGCAACCAACCAAGCATAGATGACCAGACACATTGCCAAGTCATCATTACAACCCTCTTCTGCTTCAAAGGAGTTGTGTTTCTGAATAAATGTAGTCAGTTCTGAGATAGTGTCATAATCACATAGAAGAAGTTTATCTTCCTCAATCAAAGTCTTCAGGTTGAATGAACCAACCTTTTTCACAGTCTTAGACATCTTGACACCTAACTGTGTCTTCTGTCCCGAAAATCCTTGTCCAACAATCTGACCTGCACGACCTCTCATCGAACACATCAATAGGTTTTGATACTCAAGGTCATACTGAAGAATAGATGCCACCTGATCACCAACGTCATTGACCTCACATAAGATAAAGGCTTCATTGAAATTCTTTGCCACCTCATAGATGACACTAGGAAACAACATTGGTTTAATAGTGTTATCTCTATACTTTGCAACCACTTTATGAGGGAATGATGTGATGTCAACAACCATAAACGCAGAGTAGTCATTACCGACACCTCTAGCAACGTCAACTGATATTACATAGTCATGATCCTTTTGTGGGTTTACATATAAATCCAATCCCGCATTTCTTTGAATAGGGTTCTCATATACCATCGTCTTGAGTTTAGATGGCGCAATCAGTGTGTCAACAGAGCCCAAGAATTCGCAGTTATGCGAAATGATGTCATTTGTTTGGTATAAGTTTTCTTCACCAACATCTAATAAGTCATATAAGTATATTCCCTCTTCTACTATTTCATTATATACGACTTTCTTTCCCTGAATACTATCATCCACTTTTAGAGTAGATGCTAATATTTTTTCACTTCCAAAAGAATGACTATCAGAACATTTTATTTCACTTCCATCATCAAAAATAATCCAATGATAAAATGGTTTAAAAACTTTTTGTATTCCACTAAATGATTGAAATCCAGTTGGTGTCTTTACCTTTATGTTATTATTTACTTTATACATTTGGCCAACACTCCTTCAATATAATACGTTTCATTCCTTGTGGTGTTATGTTGTATTCAGAAGAATATTTCTTACAGAATGCTTGTATATAAGATAGTTTTCTACCATTTTTCATAACTTCTCCCACACTATCAATATGTGGGTGTTCTTGATACAAGTTTCTTATTTGTTTGATTTGTTCATCATTAATTTTTCTACTCCAGGCAATACCTTTTCTTGTATTGCTAAATCTTTGAATGGTTTCTTTACTAAAACAACCTTTTTTACCTTTGTTCCAAGGTATATTTCCTTGCTTTACTCCTCCAATACCTTTTCTCTCATATCCATCAAACCCCTCTCCACCTTCAGTTTTATTCCAACCATTTTTATATGTGTCATATTTTTGTATATTTTCTATTTCTAACTTTTTTGCATCAACAGAATTAATATTCTCATAAATGACTTCAAATGTATGTGGAGGTTTTTTTCTTTTATGATCAACAATTCTTTGGTTAATGTGTTGTGTTTGTCCAACATACTTCACATTTCCATTTATATCTTTTAGGAAGTATATATTATACATAAGTTTTATTTTTTATTTATACTCCAAGAAACTCACAATCTATCATACAGATCTCCTATTTGTATTTTCTTTACTGTACCATCTTCCTCAACCTCCAAAATAGTATCTCCACTAACGCACTCAAACTCAACCTTGAACTGTTGTTCTGATGTGTTCTTGATAGTCTGTTCTTTCCAGACTTCATCTCTACCAGGAACCTGAGACCAGTGAACATCAGTCGGTGTATAATCGTTTTGACCTCTCTCAGCATCATGCCACATACGGTAGAAGTGGTTCATACCATGTGGAGTAGAAACAATGATTACTTTCGTTGATTTACCAGACGTAATAGTAGGATAAACAGAGGCAAAGAACGAGTCAGCAACGTGATTTGGAACGAACGCGAATTCGTCGAGAAAGAGGATGTTAAACGACATACCTCGGACAGCAGATGCAGATGTAGAAGCTGCCAATATCTTACTGCCATTTTCTAACTCCAAACTACCTTTGTTCCATGCAAGAATACCCTGTTGCATCCATCTTGGTAAGTTCTCATAAGCAATTTGTAACCTACTGAGAAGTTCTCTTGCAGTTGATGCTTTGTTTGCTAGAATGCCAATATTAACACTATCATTAAAAATTGCATAATGTAATAGAAAAGATACCACGGTGGTAGACTTACCAGTCTGTCGTGGCATCTTACAGATATTAAACCTTTTTTCGTGAAAGTTTCTTACCAGTTTTTCCTGGAAGTCGTACATTTTGAAGGGTTGAAGACCATGGTCCAGAGTTACAATCTGAACATAGTTCTTTGCAAAATATACAGGGTCTTCTTTACATTTGATATATTCTTCAATATTCTCTTGGGTAAATTCAATAGCCGTATTGGCCTTCTTCAAATTTGGATTACCCAAATAGATATCAGCATTACTCATAAAAATCAGTCCTCAATAAATGTCACACTACAATCTGCTTTTTGTAAATTAGAGTCAGATGAAATTGCCATTGTAAGTGTTCTCTGTGGTGGAAGAACGATTCTTAGTGCATCAAGATCGATTGTTTCTGGAGCACCTGATGTAACGCAAAATACTGCTATTGGTTGTTGTGATGAAGTAATTGTGGTATCAGTTCTTGAATATGAAGATGCTTGTCCAAGTGGTGTATAATCTAAAGGATCGACAGTTGGAACATCAATATACAAGTAAATAAAACAAGGAGCAGTTGATGATGCTGTGGTTAGAGCACTAATCTTTTTGAGGATAAGTTCTCTGGAATTGATTTTATTATTTACTATCATACCACCTTTGATAGTCAGTAGATGATATCTTACTCCAGTAGTATTCATCCCACCCGTCTTTGTTCTAAATGCGGCAAGTGGGAGAGTTGTGGTATTAATAATACCTTCAATAGCACCCATCATTGATGCACCAGACACTGTTACTCCAGCACCAGTATTTCCATCCAGATTAGCGGCAACATATCCAATTTTGAGAG